TTGTAACAGTTGGCATTGTAATGGCGGTAGTAAGAGTCACATCACCATAAAAATTTGGGTCACTATTACCAATTGTGAAATTAAAAGCAGCAGTGCGTCCACTAAAATTAATTGTTCCAATGTTCCAGCTGGAATCCATCGTGACTGTGTTCCCGCTTCGCAATCCATTATTAGCACTCGCTCCAGAATCGTCAAGGATGCAAGTGTCTTGCGCCAATGGGAAATTGTTTGTCGCAGGTACACCCCCGCTTGATGTAGCCCATGAAATAGAAGACCAGTTGTTGCTTACCCCGTTGACGGTACTCCAATAAACAGTTTTAGCTGCAGTAAACGTAATGTTGCTGTTGTTTTTGCAGTCACCAAGCCTTGTGCCAGACCATGTGCCAGAAGCGCCTGCCGCAACAATATCGCGGAAATCAATATCAGATATAGCGGTTAGAGTACCAACAGTCAATGTGCGCTGGGTGCCTATGGCATCGCTTCGGACAAAAGTTCGTGCCGCTGCGGATACACCTGCGCTTAGAGTTAATGTTGAAATTGTTTGGTTTGCGGTAAACGTAAGAAATCTAAGTCCAGCAGCGGCTTGCCCAGCCTGAGTCAAGACGTTAAAAGTGTTTGCGCCGGTGATGGCTGTTGCGCCAGCGGTTGTGCTGCTAAATGTGACGTTGTTAAAAGTCTGTCCGCCACCGTTAAATGTTGAGCTTGCCGCGGAGCAAGTGATTGTGGACGTACCAGCGCTAAACGTCAGGTTGGTTGCCGTTGTAAAAGTTAGTGGTGTTGCGCTGGTCAAAGTTAGCGCGGATGCGTTTAATGAGATAGACCTAGTGTTTGAACCACTTGAACTAAGTGCGCCAGCGCTAATTGAGTAATTGCTTGCTGTTGTGGTAAAGTCGCCATTTGTAATGTTAAGAGTTCGTGTTGAATTTAATGTTAAGGCGCTACCCAAAGACAGCGTTCCGTCACTATAATTTAACGTTACGTTTGTTGTATTAAGTGATACGCCATTTGTTGTTAGCGTATTACTTGTAGTTCCAAGAAATGTTAGTGTTAAGCCGCTAGCAGGAGACCAAGTTAAATTTGTAGCCGGAAGCGTCATTGACCCGTAAACATCTAACGGGGCATTAGTAACAACACTCTCTACGGTCATTACACCGTCAAGACCAGACGCAGTGAAATCTTTACAAGTTGCCGCAGTTATCGTTACCGTAAATGCGCCTGTACCAACATTTGAATTAACGTCAAAGATTACGTTATCGGCAGACGTAGGGGCAGAAGCGCCACTAGCGCCACCAGAAGACGCTGACCAATTTGTGGTAGTTGCGTCCCAAGTACCTGTACCGCCTACCCAGTAACGATCAGCCATGCTTACCCCGCCAAGCTAAAGGTGTATGTCACATTCAAAACGTCGCCCAAAGCCACAGCCCGGTCAGCGGTTGTAAAGTCCGCTGCTGAAAACAAAACCCCCGCAACGCCACCTTTTGTGTTGTTGCTAATAATGAACGCGCCGCCAATGGTAGAAGTTGCGTTAATCAAAAACGATGCAGGAGACGCTGAGTTGGTAACCACAGTTGGACTAGCCGCAACGCCCGCCACAAAAACCGCTTGTGGTCGAGTGGGGTTTCCGTAAGGCGTAATCTCTGTCCACCCGGGGTGTGAAACAGCGGTATCGGCTGCAGCGGGATTGTTTGATGCTTGCGCTCCGTAAAGCCCAACATACCATTGAGTGATTTGTGCGCTTCCAGCTAGTGTGCAGTTGGCCATTTGTGCAAGGCCGACGTTTACCACCAGATTGCTTTCTTCCGCAACCCATTTCAAGTTGCCTTGTTGGTCAAAACACTCTAGTTTAAATTTACCTGTAGCGCGTGCAGTTTCTGTGTACATAATCTATTTCGCCTTTGGTTGTTGCGACAATCAATTGGAGCTTCTTATGAGAGCTGCTGACGCCGTGTTAGCTGGCATCGTGATTGTAAAGTTGGAAGATGTTTTGTCTGAGCCAAAATCCAACACGGCGATAGCTTTATTGCCTTGGCTGAAGTTATAGATCAAAGCACACCGAGCGGTAACCGAAGCGCCAAAAACAACATTGGCAAAATCTACGTACGCCGTGTAGCCTTCAGAACTAATGGTGGTGCCCGTCAAAACCGCCCCACCAGCAACATACCCACCGCCGGTCACTTCGTTAGAAGTGGAATACACAGTTGTGGCCGCGTTTAAATCAGCATTGGCCGTATACAAAGCGATCTTTAATACGTCGGTGGACAGATCGTGGATGCCTTGATACAGCTCCTTTTTGAAGCTGGTGGTTTGTGTTTGGACAATTGAACTCATGAGACTGCAACCCTAACTTGTCCATCTCGATAACTATCGGCGCGTTGTTTGCCGTCTGCCAGATTTTTGTACAGAGCAATAGCTTGAACGTAGCGATCTTGAGCAACCTTTAGCATGTCGCCTTCACCCTTCATATACACAAGCGCTTCGCAGATTGTGCCGTACAACAGAGTTGAGTCAAAGTTATCACCAAGCCACGTAGTGCCTGCGTCAACAATAGACTCAGGGTAGTAGTAATAGTGAAGCTCTGCTTTGTAGCCTACATCAGGTGTTGGGCCAACAATAAATGACAGCTCGTTGGTAATCGTGCCAGAAATAGCGGTGGGGCCAAAGATTGCGTAGTGTTTTGGTTTGCCTGTGGTTGCTGGGTTGGGATACGCCTCACGCATGAAGTTCACATCCTTGTTCAGCAAATACAAATAGTCACCCGTACCAGACGCTGGGTATATGGCTAGGCTATATACCGACAAGAAATCACCCGGTGCGGCCAAATACTTGTTGTTGGCTCCCAATGTGCCCGTCACGTTCTTTCGCAAATTAGCGGGCTGCGCGGTGTTATAGATGCGCTGCTCCGCCTGACGGATAAAAATATCCATGTCAGTTGTTGGGAAAGAATTCTCGCAGTAATCATTTACCGCGGTGACAAGCTCTGCGTAGTTCATGCCATTGGGCCTCGTGCCATAACGCCTTTAGTAGCTGCGCCAGTACCGCGGATTTTGATGCCACTAGTCTTTGTTGGTTCGTCACCAGCGGACTTACTGATAGCGCCAACGCTCACGTCATACGTGTCGAGCTTGCTACGATTAGGTTCTTTACCGGGGTTGGTAGAAGCTTTAACTTCTTTGCCAGACATAGTGTGGGGCTTGGCATACACCTTAGCATCACCCACTTCTTTGCCCATCATCTTTTTGCTAAATGTAGCCATGATTAGCCTCGCTTTTGTGAAGCAATCTTGGCCAAGTTACGGCCCATTGCCTTCATGTTAGCGTTGGATTTACCACCGCCTTTACCTTTACCGCCGGACATTTCGCCAACGGTAGGGCCGCTATCGCCCAAGTTTTTGCCTTTGGTTTTGCCTTTTTTGGCGATGCCGTCAGCTGATCGTGTGAATGCCATGATTATCTCCTTAAGATATGCTTACTGTACCAACAAATGTCGTTGCCACCAAGTAGTTTGGTGTAATTCCTGCATCATTTAAACTAGCCCCGCCAACCGGTGCCCATCCCCACTGGATGTCCCGCGAACCACCAGACAAGTTACCAAGCGCATTAACGCCAGATGTGACGTAGGTTGTGTCTTTGCGTGGGTTACGCAGGGCTTGTGGATCATCAACGGGGAACGTACCAAGCATCAACTGGGGCTGGTCAGGATCCCAGCACTCAGGGCATACCAATAGCTGATACTTGCGCTGCTTAATGATTTCTTCTTTAAGCTGCTTTAACCGAAACTGTTGGCCACAGCGATCACATTCAGCAATCGCTTTCTTGCCGGATGCAAATCTATTCCCCATTATGTACCGCTACCTATGTAGTTGGGTCTTGGCACAAAACGAACCGCGGCTTTCTCGCGGTCTTCACCGGCAGCGGTTTCAAATGTCTCCATGTACATCTGCTTGAGCATTTCAACACGAGGCATCATCTCAGGTACTTTGACAGCAATGTGGTACGCCAAGCCCGCCACCAAAGCGGGCAGGAAACGGAAATTCATGTCAGCAGTTTCAACACCAGCGCCGGCGTCTTGAACGCGTCTGAGTCTCCAGTATACGAACTGGTAGGGCGTTGAGTTATCAGGTGTAGGCCAGACCGTCACGGCTGGCAGTTGTGGGACGAATACAGCGGTACTAATGCTGTGGGACGCCGCAGTTGTGTTGTTTTGACCACGGAACACACCGCCTAGGGTATTCCCTGATACGTATGTGTAGTAAATATCTTCTGAATCTAAACGAATAAATCCAGAACCCGCCAGCCCAACTGTTGAACTAAGCGTTATTGTGGTGTCTGTCGACGAAATCGCGCTAGCCAAGACCGCGCTCGTTGGGTTAACTTCGCCAGAAAGTCTTTGAATCCAGACTTGAATTGGGCGAGCTTGGCTGAGCTTGTTTGGAATAGTGGCATAGGTAGAGACGCTAATGCGTGTAATGGTTAAGTCCGCTTGCGTAGACGCAGTGTTGGACCCAGTACGAATGACGTGTTCTAGCAAATCAATCGTGTCGGTTGGTAGCGCGTATGTAGCCAGCCCCGGAGTCAGGTTAATAATCCCCTGCTCCATCGTCCACATGTTGATACCCTTAGACTGCCATTCAATCGTCATCAGGTTCATGGAACGACGCGCTGTACGCAAATCATAACCAGAACGCATCTCCCGGCCCGCACGCTCCCAAGCTTCCTCGGCGATTTCCGTGAAGTCCATATTGAAGAGAGTGGTGCCGGTAGTGGTCATTTTTTAGCCGTCTTTGCAGAGTCAATAAAAGCTTGAGCCGTGGGCGCACCTTTGTCACCGGGTTTGCGCATCTTTTCACCACGCTTACGTTTGGCATTTATGTTGGCGTAGAGACCAACAGGACCGCCTTCCGCGTACTGTGTAAAGTCAGTATCATCCCGGCGTGCTTTACGCACACCTTTGGGCATTTTACTGGGGGACACTGCCCCCATGCCACGACTGGCCATCATTTTTTGTACATCCCGCCGCCGCACATAGCGATGGTCTTGCCTTTAGTTTTACCGCGTTGGGCAATGCCGTCAGCAGCACGTGTGTAGCCGCCAGCGGCCAATTTAGTCATGGGTTGACCTTTGTGCAAACGGCCTTCGTGTTTGTTAACGGCCTTCTGCATCATGGACTTGTCCATTTTTACGTCTTCGTGTTTCATATCACCACCTTTAGAAAATTTGCGGCCTTTGTCAGCCGCTGAAAAATCTTTTCCCACGGACTGTGGGACGCCTGCTTTCTTGGCGAACGCTGGGTTATTAGCCACCGCCGCCATGAAATTGTGTTGTTTTTTGGAACTACTCGGCATTTTTAGTACCTTTACGGCCAAAAATACCCTGCACAGTGTCGGTCTCCCAAATGCGGATGCCAGTCCACACAATCGTAAATACAGCAGCGACTGATGGCAGCATTTCTACTAGGGTTCCTACAACGGTCATTATTGACAACGCGTCAACAACGTTTTTAGCGGTTTCGTGTGAATCGCTCATATATATCTTCCCCGTGTTTTACCACGCTGAGCGATACCGTCTGCGCGACGTGACGCCGACCCACCCTTGCTGTACCCAAGGACTTCTTTTCTAGCATCGCGATCAGATTTATCCCACAACTGAGGTCTACCAGACGGCAATACCTTGCCAGCTATATCCGAAATTGGGTCAATAAGGTATTCGCGCATTGCTTTGGAAACTTTTGGGTATGAGTCTTTCTCCGCTTCTTTTTTATAGCGGGCAACGCGTTCGGCTTTGGTCTTTTCGTATTGGGCGCTCATATCAGCAGTTCCACGCCTTAAGGCTCTTGTTGATACGTGAGTTCGGGT